GCCAGCGTTATAGCTGGCCTGAGCCAGGCGGTGCCTCTCGGTGGCGGGTCGATCGGCAGTCCACACCTGAGCGAGCTTCGCCATGTAATACGCCCCGCCATCGATCGCATATTTCGCGACATGGGGCGAAACACCGGACCAACCAACCTGGTGCGAGACATCCGCCCAGGTAGCCGGCATGAACTGGGCGAGACCGACAGCACCCGCCGGCGATATCGCGGCGGGATCGAGCATCGACTCCTGATAGAGTTGCGCCTTCCACCATCGCCAGTCTGGCGCGCCGCCCCAATAGCGATGAACTGCGGCGCGGATCATCTCATCGTAACGATTGGTGAAAATCAGATCAGCCGCGCACGAAGGCCGATGCCAGCAGACAGAGGCCAGCAAAGCGCAGGCCGTAATATACCGCCATCGAGAGGGAGCTCTCATGGATGCGATCGATCACCTGACGAAAGTGACCGCCTTTCATTCCTTGAATGCGCCGGTCGAGATAGATGGAGGCTACCAGCAACACGCTGAATCCAACGACGGCATAGGAAAGGTTGAGCATGAAGGAGATCAGGATCGGCATGTCACGGTCTCACCTGCACATGGTCGAGTATCCAGGAAAACGCCGTGGCGGCGGCAGCGCCGGCAGAAGCGACTGCAACCAACACTTTCCAGCCACCACGTGCCTGGTCGAAATGCGTCGTCAGCTGCTTCACTGTCGCATTGAGCTCCTCCATGGTGCGCTCAAGTTGCGCCACGGTGGCGCGCAGCTCGCCGAACTGTTGGGGATCGATTTCGCCCGCCGACATGTTTCAGCTCGGCCAGGAAAAGGGAGGAAGAGCAGCAACGAATTCCGCGATGGTCGGTCGCGACGTCTGCCCCGCAGCGATATCGTCCAGCGCAGAATAGCAATATGCCCAGGCGCTATCCCGCCATGTCTTCAATGCTTCCGCTTCGCGGGAAAATCGCGCGACATTGCTGCCGATGTAGGAGCAAGCACTCAGGATGTTGTCGTAATCGCGCTGCTGCGCCGTTATGTCCAGCCTGGCTTGCACAGCCGCAGCATAATCCCGTGCATTGGGTGGCGGCGGTGGCGGTGGCGGTGCATATCGCACACCGTCAAATGTCCACCCTTGCTCGGCGTCATCAGGCGCATCTTCGCGAATCTGCGCCATCAGACTTGGATGCAATACCGGCTTGACGGGGAAGACTTCTACTATAGCTCCTTCAGAAACGAGGACAATTTTCATCATCAAATCTCCCTAAAGATACTCAAATATATAGATCACCCCAGATCCTCCGTTCCCACCTGCGATAATAGGTGTAGCACTGTTGTACGTGCCTATACCTCCGGATCCACCGCCCCCAGTATTGGCTGCTGCATTGTTTCCCACAGTATTGGGCGAAAATACGCACGGAGAAGCACCAGCTCCACCAAAAGGCCCAGCGCTCCTTCCGCCAGCGGTATGCCCCGCGGCCGCAGCATATCCATTCAGCCGCGCTGGAGCTGCCGCTTGCAGGTTTATATCGCCACCAACGCCGATTCCTCCTATAGGCAAAGTTCCCACGTTACTTTGGCCGCTGACACCAGTCCCGCCACCGCCACCAGTAGCAGAGCACCAAGCACCAAATGAAGAAGTTCCACCGGCCTGCCCAGAAGCTACAGAACCAGTACCACCTCCTGTACCACCCCCACCGATAGTTACCGCTTCAGTTTGACTGAGCGCGGCCGTGAGAATTCGTTTTATCGAGCATCCTCCTCCGGCGCCGGCTTGACCACCTCCGTAGAATGACGAGCCACCACTGGTACTGCCTGCTCCACCGCCGCCTCCGATCACGTATACAATTATAATGTTTGATGAGTTATTCCTGTTGTAGGTACCTGTATTGTTTATTGTAATTACGTTCAACAACCTTCCCGTGACCGGTAGGCCAGTCAGCGCCGACGCATCAACCGCTGGCAGTTTCCCGTTGGCATCGAGTTGAACGATGCTGTTTGCCGCCGTCCCGACATTTCGCGTGGCCGCGCTCCCGAGGCCGAGATTGTTGCGCGCAGTCCCTGCATCCGTGGCACCTGTACCGCCGGAAACGACCGATAGCGGAAATGAAATGGCTGCCGCAGAGGCGGCCGCGGACGCGGCGCTGCTGACAGCCGTTGCCGCACTCTGCTGAGCGATCGCCGCATTGGTGCTGATCGCGTTGAAGGCGACGGACGGATCTTCCGCACTGGAAACGTTGACGAGAACAGCCCGGCCGATCTTTTCCGCCAGTTGCTGACACTGATAGACAATGCGATCGAAAGCCTTTTCAATCACCGCAGGATAGAATCCGCCCTGATTGGTCAGGCTGGTTTGCTGATCATAGTCGACCACACGCAGCAGCGTCAGTTTCTCGGAGCTGCCGAGCGCCATGCCACTGATCGGGTAGGTAACGCTGATGCCACCGGGATCACCCAAGCCACTCACCGTATAGAGCGCCGGATCGAGAAGTGTCTCGATACCTGTGGGATCTGTATAATAGGTTTCCAGATCTTTTGCCTGATCGACCCGGAAGGACGTTGTCCAAATCCGCGTCGCGCCATTGCCGATAAACGGCCCTGCCTTGCTCGATGTCGTTTGCACCGTCACATGACACCTCTCATTTCAATGACGGCAACCCAGCCGCCTTCGCTTGTTGATATGAATTCCGTCGCCACCATTCCGATTTCCGGTGCAGAGCAGATGGCCATGCCACCGACTAGAAGACCGGACCAGATCACCGACAATCAGCAGAGCCACCGGGGGCCGTCGAGACTTGCTTTCCTCATGGCATCACAGTTATCAGCCGGCCGGATAGAATTCTGAAGAGGCTCCGCCTCAGGGCACGCTCTGATCACCGCGAGAAGCATCCTGCTCGAGGCCAAGAATGCGGCTCGTTTCAGCATCGATGCGCGCCATGAACGTGCCGGCGCCGAGCAGTCGCGTCACCGGCCCACGATCCCTTGGCAGCAGATCCCTCTGCCACCGCCGATGCAGATCCGTGGCGCCCGCGATGTCACCCTGGCCCACCGCGGCCGCAATCCGCGTAGCGACCAGATCGCTGGCAGTCATCGCCCTGGCACTGGACACTGCTGCTGCCACCTTGCTTCCGTCAGCCTCCGCACCGCCAGCGGCCATCTGGCGTGCCACCTGGTCCGCGCGCGCCTCGGCCGCCACTTGAAGATGCAGCAGGAAATTCCGATCGTCGTTATAAAGAAGTCCCACGGCATCCCGGCTCTGCGTGATCTGCGTCTCGTCCAGATCATCATCATAGACCTGTTGCTGTGCGGCCGCATGACTCGCGATGCTATCAGTGAGAATCTGCCGCCAATTGGCCAGCGCCGATTGCGCCAGGCCGGCGCTTCCCGGGGAGGGCGCCGCCGCGAGCGTATCGGATTGCAACTGCGCCAGGCGATCCAGAACATCCGGTGCGGCGTCGACTGCAGCCTTTCCACCCAGGTGAAAGAAATTGCTTTGCAACGAGAAGGCGTTGCCATTGAAGCCGTTGACCAAATCAATGGCGCTGCTGATATCAGTGGTGGGAATAGTCGTCGTCTTAACGCTATCTTGATATCCGCTATCGTTCTTTTGCTCCTTCTGGTCCCGTAGAGTCGGATCCGTTGTCTGCTCTTCATCCTTCTTCGGGCGCAACTTGGCGACGATATCCGTATCGTCACGCAGACCCTTGCCAAGGCTAAGCATGGACTTGGCGATATTGCCGCCAAACTCTTCCTCGGTTGTGTTTATTGAGAAATAAGGTGTATTGGCGGCGTTCGCCTTCACTTCGGTCTGATTGACACCGGGAATAAGCGGCATGTGTTTCCTTTTGGGCCGTGTCCTGAATACGGGTATCGCGGTCAAACATGACGGGATGGGCGATATTCAGGCGCCGCATGAAGTGACATCGGATCGGGGCAGAAACGCAGCGTTTCCCGCATGCGCGCTCAACCCACTTTCTTCTTTTCCGGCGTATAGTCGAAATAGCCGGCCGTTTTCGTCGCTCCGTCCAGCAGCGATGTCGTGGCATCGAAATAGCTCGCCGTCCTGGCATTGCCGGCTGCCATCTGCTGCAGTTGATTCTCGGCCTGGTAGTTCATCCCCTGAACCTGGTACTGGCGTGCTTCCAATGCGGCATTACGGCGAATAGTCAGGGCATCGAGTTCACCGGTTGCGGCGATATCGCCGACGAGATCGAGGGCGCTGCCGCTGGAAAGATCGGCACCTTGCACCGCCAGATTCGCACGCTGCTGACCGATCAGCATCTGCGTCTTCTTGCGCTGCTGCTGTTCCTCCGCTGCACCCCGGTCAAGCGCGTCCTGGGCATTCTGCTGGGCGATCATCTGGTTATTGCGAGCAACGGCGGCATTGTACTTGGCCTGTGCCGCCTGCGCCTGGCCTTGCTGGATCGAGCCCGCCACGGACATCGCCGTGCTGGCAATCGTCATCGCGATCATGATGGGAGCCGCTGCCGGTCCGTACAACGCAGCATAACGCTGCGCCGCCGCCGGATGGACTTGTCGGCAGGAGAGTGACCATGATGTCATAATGGCCTCCGGAGTTCGAAAGGGTGGAACGGCATCTGGAATGGGCCATAGGGTTCGGCCGGCAGGATCGTGAAACCCATCCAGCGCAACCACCTGATCGACAATCGGTAACGTCCATCGACCCAGTTCTTCAGCAGAGGAAAGAGGTTGAGCATTTCCGCCAAGAAGGCCTGGTGTTGGCGCAGGAAAGGTACTTGCCGGGAGGGCAGCAAGGGGCTGGACAGCAGCCACGGCATGCCGATGCCACTTAGAATGGATTCCGCACTGACGCCAAAGACACAGGCCGGCTTGCCTTCGATCAACCAGCACCAGGCCGCGACAGAACTCTGCAGCGACACCAGCAAGGCGTCGTAGGGTGCCAGGCCGGCCGCTGCCCAGACCTCTTGCCGATCGGCTTCGCGCATGATGGGTGCCAATGCCTGGATGTGATCCAGGCCGGCGGGCACAACATCATAGGTTCGACAGATCCGATCGAGTTCCATGGCATATCCCTCACGCACCGACATCGACTTCCGGAATCGCCACCAGGATCGTGCAAGGCAGCGGGTTGTCCTGGCGGATCAGGATCCGACCATTGCTGTTCCAGGTAGGATCGAGGATCACCCGCTCCTCCCCCGTCAAAAGGCCGATCGGTGTGCCATACATCTGGGTGCTGCGTTCCTTCACCTCCGTCAGCCGGCTATAATCTCCGTTCTGATAGACGCCGCCGATCTTCAGGCCGCGGCTGTTCTCCAGCTTGACGGTGACGGCGGAGATTTTCTTGCGCTTGCCCTGGATGGTTGGATCACCAACATCGAGGTCCAGCGTCTCCAGCTCCGCCGTATAAGGCAGACCGATGACGATCTCGCTGGCCGGGCTGTCCAGGGAAATAGTCCCGCCGCTCACCACAACCGGTGGAAAGACATTGCCATCCCCCAGCACCGCGACCGTTTTCCCTTCCAGATGGCTGAGGCCGCTGATGGTGCTGATCGGCGTGCCGCTATAGGCGAGCGCGCAATCGAGGAACCAGGCATCGGCAACGCTGTCGAACTGGCGGCTATGCAGGCGCTCGATATAGCGTTTGTTCTGGCCGTTGATCGTCCTGCGGATGATGAAATAGGCGACATCCTCGCCCTCTTCGGAAATGACCGCGACACTTTCGAAAAAGCCGTCGGTATCGTGCCGGTGCCAGCCGAAGACCGACTGCTCCTTCATATAGGTGAAGCCGAGCAGAACACCGTCATCGCGGACCGCCCAGATGATCCGGAACGGCTCCTGGGCATAGCCCCATTCAACGATCTGGTGGCCATGGAACAGGTGATCCGCCCAGACCGAGCGATCTGTGCCGGTATAGCTGTCGCTGGCGAATTCATAGGAGATATCGCGTACCACGCTCCCCTTCTCCTGGACGAAGAGGATGGTGTTGTTGGCGGCGATCGGTTGCAGGTCTGAGCAGCCGTTATAGCTTTGCGGCTTGGTGTAGCAATTGGCCGGTGTGATCGCGTCACTGTTGGAGCCGGCGAAGCATTTCCATTCGGCACCGCTGGTCAGCAGGATCAGCACATTCATCGACACCATATGCTTGATGGCATTAACCTGCGAGGCGACCAGGGTCCGGGTGATGGCATCGTCATCCTTGGTCGGCGATGAGACATTCATGTTCTTGAAGTTGCCGGTCTGGGTCGCCCACAACGTCTGCGGCTGCTTCACCGAATTGGCGAAGAATTTGCGCTGTTCGTGATAGGCGACGGTACTCGGCCAATTGCCGCCGGCAAAGGGATCGCGTCCGGCCGGCGGCGTGTTGCTGGTATCGGCCTTGATGAAGGTGTCCTTGAAGGACGTCGTTTGCGATGAGCCGATGATGCCGAATGTGCCGCTATCCTCGCGATAGACATTGAACTTCGAGGCACCGGCCTGACTGCCCCATGACACCGTGATCGTTGCCGTGCTGGAGAGAATCGCAGCCGCCGTGGTACGAACGAAACACAGAGCGGCAGTCCCGCCGCTACCGGCGGCACTATAGGTGCTGCTGTCGAGATTGCTGTTATCGAGCTGCCGCAGTTCAGCCGTCGTCGCACTTGTTACATTAACGAGGCAGGCCCGGCCATTGATCTCGTTCATCCCGGCGACGCCACTGATCAAGATCTCGTCGCCGCTGGAAAGATTATGTGCCGCTGTCGTCGTCATGACGGCCGGATTGGCCCGCGTAATGCTGCTGATGGCAACCGAGACACCAAGCCCCGGCAGGCTTTCCTCGGTGTCGTCGGCATTGACCGCCGTCACCTTGTAGCGATAGATCGTGCTGCCGCTGGTGGCAACCGACAAAGCAAGACCACCCGGTCGCGCCACCTGGGGCGCGAAGGTAATCGGCGCAAAAGTCCAGGCGGCGTCGCCCGTTCGGCTGAGATCCTGCGGCTGGTAGGATGGATGACAGAAAGTCATGACATCCGCTGACTGGGTGTATTTGAGCAAGGCGAGATCCGCCACTGCATAGGGTGTCGCGATCTGGTAGATCGTGCCGGGTGCCGAGAGCACATAGCCGCCATCCTTGATGACACGCATCAGATGGTTACCAAATTCCAGCACATAGGTCACTTGCCCGTTGAACTGGAACGGGATCAACCGGCCGCGCTTGCTGCTATCGGCCACCTCGCCGACGAATTCCGTGCCCGGGCGATTGCTGACACAGCCGGCCGGATGAACGAAGAAGTTGCGCAGCTTGCGGGCACCGATGCGGTAGAGCGCCTGGTCGACCCGGCCATAAAGCTTGGGCGACAGCTCACCGGCGGCAAAGCTCGGCTGGATGACATTGCTGCTCATCGATCGAGGATCCAATCCGGTAGGACGCTTTGCAGATGGATGCCTTCATTGGCATCGGCGGTGGCAGCCTCGCTCAGCATCAGGCGCCATTGGGTAAGACAGGCCTGCATCAAAGCGGTGCTGCCAGTCAGCGGAATAGCGAGCTGCGCCCCGCAGGCCCAGGTCAGCGCGCTGACAAAACCGGCCGGGAACAACGCGGTGTTGGTGACCCGCTTGGTGAAATAGGCCAGGGCCTGCGGCTGATCGCAGTAGATCACCTTGAGATCATTGCCCTGGGCATCGAGGTCGATGGCCGATTCATAGGGAATAGGTGGCGCATTGGTGTTCAACGACATTGCCGTTATACCGGAAGCCGACAAGCCGGCAATTCCAGCATCCGCACCCGCCACGCTTTGCTGCGACAGCGGCTGGTAGATACCACGGATCTTCAGGCAGTCGCCCGGATAGGCATAGCGGAATTGCCAGTCGACCGGCGGGTTGCCGAGATCGGCCAATTGCCGGCGCGCCCGGGCGAAACCCCAATCGACGGCATCCAGTGTCTCGTCACGCGCCTGCGCGTAGATGGTGTTGAAGGCGCGCGCTTCTGGCGAATCCTCGGCAAGATCGGCGATGCTCGACCGCGTGCCGATCCGCGACAGTGAGAGATTGGCGACCTGGATGAGATCAGCCATGCGAACTCCTTCCCTGACAGGAACTGCTTATAGTTTCGGCCTGGCCTTGGCCGCCGTGACCACCGGCGCCTTGACCGGACCACGCGGCATCGCTGAAAGCGGCGACTTCATTGCGACAGCCGGTAATTGACGGTGCCGCTGGTATAGGCTGAGCAATTCAGCCGGTAGAGCACGCCCTTCTCCGGCTCGCTGATGCTGAGGCTGGTCGGCGCCGTGAAGCTGGCTGCCGTGCCGCTGGTGTCGCGGGCGACCGGCACGAAAGTGGTGCCGCCATCGAAACTGCGCTCGACGGCAACGGTGCCGACGAAGGTGCCCCAGAGCGCGATGTTGAAATCACCCCACAGAGCCTTGGCGGCGGAGGTGCCGGTGGCGGCAAAGCTGCCGCTCAGCACTTCCAGTGCTTCGTCATTGGCATTGCTGCTGCGTTTTCCCATGCTGCCCTCCTCAGGTCAAATCGATCGGGGCGGCTTCCTCGCCCTCCGGCTCGATTGCGTCGATTTCGGATGCCATCAAGGCCGCGTTCTTGGCCGCCTTGCGCGCCGCAGCATCGAGTGGCAGCAGGTTATTGCCCGGCAGGCCGTCATAATCGATCTCGGTTTCCGCCTCCTGCAGGCGATCACCGATATAGGAAAGCTCCAGCACGCGGTAGCGCGGCATCTCTGTCTCCGTCATGTATCTATCAAGGCACGGGTATGTCGGGGAAAATCGCCTCGGCAGCCGGCAGGGTGGAAACGGCCATGCCGTCCCTTCCCTGCCGGCACCGATCAGAAGCCGCTCACATTGAGGCCTTCGGCATAGGCGACATTGGCCTGCAGATCGAGCGCCAGGCCGGCCGTGAACTTGCCGGCAGTGAGCGGCCCGGTCGCCACCGTATAACTGACGCCGAGATAGCGCTTGCCTGCCACACGCGAGGCCGGCACGTCGCCGCGCAGGATCTGCGTCCCCGCGGTCAGGCTGGCCTTGCCGATCGCATCCGTCTGTTCCAGCACCACCGGGTTGGTGAGGAGATCGGCGCTGTCGGCCGCTACCAGCGCGAACTGTACGGTGGCGGCGCCGGAGGCCGCGACATCCTGCGTCACGGCGATGAAGAACTCCACATCCCGGCCGGGGCCGAGATCGCGGGCGGCGCTGAGATCGACCACATTTGTGGAATTGGCCGTGGTCGTCACCGCCTGGCTGTTGGAAAAGAGATTGGTGTTGTCGAGGATCATGGACTTGTCCTTTGCGAAGAGGCCGGCTGCGAGGGGCACGCGGCTCAGACGACGCGCGCTTCGGTGTTGAGCAGCTGATCGACCAGGCGGATCGGGATGCCGCGGAAGGCGGTCAGCGGATTGCCCTGGGCATCCTCGACCGTGTGGAAGCCGAGCGTCGGCTTTTCCGTCTGCTGGATATCGGCCCAGGTCTTGACCGCGCGGTTCACATAGAAGACCGGCCGGCCGAGCTTCAGGCTGGGAATCTTGCCGATGGCCCGGATGAAGAGGCGCTGCAGGTTGACCGGCGAACCGCCCGACAGCGACGGCACGTCGATATTGGCGATGCGCACAGCGAAGCGCCAGTCGCGCACGGTCAGGCCGCATTTCCACTGATACTTGGTCTGATAGGCCTGGTACTTGCCGCCGCTGCCGTCATCGATCGGCGCCGGGGTCGAGACGTCCTCGTGGGTGAGGCCGGCCTTGGTCTTCTTCGGATAGATGCCATGGATGGTGCGCTTGCCCCAGACGATCAGCCAGATGCTGGTATTGCCGGAACCGCTGCCGCCGGCATCGATCACGTTATTGGCGGTCTGCGCCTGTGCCGCCTGCACCGTGTTGTAGCGGGGGCTGAGGCCCTGGAAGCGCTCCGGATTGGCGGCAATATTGCCGTAGAACAGGGTCTGCGCCATCTGCTGGTTCATGCCTTCGAGGAAGGCCTCGTCTTCCGAGAGACGGAAGTCGGCCGCATTGCCGTTGAGATCGGCGAGATCCTTGTCGACGATGCTGTAGGTCTCCAGCATGCCGCAGGTATCGGTGATCTGTGCCGTGGTCGATTTCTGCGGCTGGGCACCCTGATAGAGCAGGCGCCAGGTCGCCTGCGGCAGGCCGGTACGGATCGTGGTCAGATGACCGGTCGGCAGATTGCCTTCCACCCAGACCATGTCGTCCAGCACTTCATTGGTTTGCGAAAGAATGTCGATCACATCCGCGATCTTGTCGTCAGCGGTCATCCGCTTCGCCAGATCCGTGATGCTCAAATACTGACCACCGATGGTCGCCATGAACTACTCCTGTTGTGGGATACCGAATCCGCGTTTATTCGCGCGGCTTCAGGGGATCATTGGGATAAAGGCGGTCGGCGCGGCTCCGGATGTCCTGGGCGACACCGCGTCCCAGCACCAGAGCATCTTCCGAGATCGCCTTGCCGATGCGGATGAAGGCGCGAATGACATCGGGATGGTTGCCCGCCCCGCTGACATTCAAGGCCTGGCGCAAGGCGTCACCGCCGAAACGGTCGACCGCCTTGGCGGCGATGGCGAGGTTGCCGGCAAGCCGGGCGCCGCCGATCTCGCGATCGGTCTTCACCGCCTGCTGCCAGTCGTGCTGGGTTTCCGCCCACAGCTTGTAGGGAGCCTCGACAGCCTCCTTCAGCCTGGAGGCATAGAGATCGACATAGGATTGCGCGCGTTCCTGGCTGAGGCCATCGGCGGCGAAAAGCTGCTTGGCCTCGGTCAGGGATTGCGGGTCGATCTCGATGCCCGTAGGCAGGGCGAAATCCGCATAGCTCTCCGCCGCCGGCGTCACGGCATCATCGCCTGGCGACGCGGTCTCGGCTGGAGCTTGCGGTTGCCCGGTTTCGGCTGGCGATGCCGCCGCATGATCGGCATTGCCCTCCGGTTGGCCGAGCATCGTCTGGCGAGGGGCGACCGCTTCGGTGGTGGTCTGCGCGGTTTCACTGTCAGACATGGGATTGATCCTTTCGTGCCTCTTTGGTCATCGTTACATAGAGATCTGGACAGAGCCGGTTGATCTGTTCCAACACCCAGAGCCCGATCTGGCGTTTGCCTTCATTCATGAAGGTGTAGCTGTTGCCGGTCATGATCGGCTGGAACACCTGCGCCTCGCCGAGTAGCCGCCAGACGAAGGCGCGAAAGACCGGCTGCTGCATCAGCGCCTTGAATTCCTCCGCCTCCTGCCGCGACTGCCGCCGCAGCTTTTCCCGGCGGTCATCGACTTGCCCGCTGTCGCCGAGATCGATGTTCTCGCTCATTCGCGCTCCTCGTTAGAAATCCCGGCCGCTGCCCCCCTCACCCCGCCCCTCTCCCGCGAGGGGAGAGGGAGAAGTGGTCACCCAGAGCAATGGAAGACGGTGTGGGCTACTGCTTCGATACGTCCACGCCGTTTGATCAAGTTGTGCGAGCTGTCGCAGCAGCGCTCCCTCTCCCCGCGCGGGAGAGGGTCGGGGTGAGGGGGTGGAGCGATAAACGCCAAAAATCCAGTAATGGGCCGATGCTCACTGCCCACCGGAAGCCATACCGCCACCCGGCATTGCCGTGCCCAACCGGCTAACCACCTGGTCCAATGCCGAGCCACCATCGGCGAGCTTTGCCTCCGACAAGGTCTTCGCGCCCTGCACCGCCTGCTGGGTCGCGGCCAGCATCTGTTGTTGCTGCATTGCCTGGGCACGGGCGGCGCGGGCCTTGTTCACCTGGTCACTGGCGAGCACGATGCGCGGCGAGATCCCCAGCGCGTCACCGTATTCATCCACCGCGGCGTCGAAATCGAGCTTGTCGAGCACCTCCGGTTTGGCCCCGGCAAGATTGCCGACAAAGCCGGCGATACGCTCGATACTGCCGGTCTCGGCCGCCTTCTGTGCCTGGGCCAGGGTCGAGATGTAATCGATATCGAGCTCCTGGCCGCGCAATTCCGGCGGCGGTGGTGGCAGAAGACCGTTCGACAGCATGATGTTGAAGATGCGGTCGATCGCCGGGTCGAGCAATTCATCATGCAAGCGCTCCAGCACCGGCCCCAGCATCAGCAGCTTCTCCTGCTTCCTTTCGATGATTTCCGTGGCGGAACGCACGTCGTCCAGCTGCGAGATCATCAGGAAGAGATCGGCGAAGAAGGCCTGGTTGATCTGGTTGCGGATATCTTCGATATCGGCGCGCAATTCGCCGAGCTCGATATTGACCTGGTAGGCCGGCGCGAAACCCGCCCCTGCTCCGCTATTGGGCGTATAGGTGATGCCGCCCGGCAGGGCCGACATCTCCTGGTTCTTCATCTGCACATTGGCGATCATCGGCGGATTGACTTGCTTGGCTATGCCCTGCGCCTTCTGCTTCTGCTCGAATTGTAGCTGCCGCACGAAAGGCAAGGCATCCATGCCGGGCGAACGGCCATAGGTCTCGGCCCCGGTCAGATGCCAGCGCGCCGCCTGGAACGGCCGCTCCTTGAAGCCGCTGACGCTGAGCGGCTTGTCGCCGCCGATCTCCCAATAGACCGACCGATAAGGCATGTTGCCATTGTCGATATAGCCGAAGACGCGGCTGTCATTGGGCTCGATCGCGTGGCAGACGCGGTGCTCGTCATCGAGCTGGCCGTCGCGGTAGCGCTGCTGCACGGTGTCGGAGCAATTCTCCAGCCCGAAGCGCGCCACCATGCCGGTTGTGGTCAAAGTGAACTCGCGATAGAGCGTATCGACCGTCTGCCGGTGATCATGGGCCAGCAGATAGTCGCCGACGGTCAGCGGATAGCAACGGATGACGTCCTGGTCGTCTTCCAGAATCAGGTTGACCGCCGTGCCGAAGACGGCGAGCTCCTCGTAAAGTGTCGCAAAGGCGTTGTAGAAATTCGACTTCGCCATCACCCGCAGCATGCGCTTGCGCACCTCGTCGAG